GACCGATGCTACAGGAGCGGGGCAGGCGGCTCAGCGCGGCGCAAAGTCGTTCATGGAATCGACCGAGAAGAGGATGGGCGATCTCTATGACGCGATCCCCATTGCCGACACCGCGCCCGCCTCGGTCACGAACACCCGCGCCGCCCTGTCGGACCTAACCAATTCGTTTCAGAGCAATCCCAAGCTTGCGGCGCTACTGAAGAACCCGCAGCTCTCTGGCTATCTCGATGCATTGACGCCACAGACGAAACAGGTTGCAACGGGGCTACTCGACGAGGCTGGCAATCCGATCACTCGCGACGAAGTTCATGGCGGCGGGTTGTCGTGGGCCGACCTCAAGGATTTCCGGTCTCGCGTCGGCAAGATCATCGGACAACCAGGCCTTTCAAGCGACGGGCAGCAAATCACCGAACTCCGGTCACTCTACGGCGCTCTCAGCCGCGACATGGAGGCGACAGCAACCGCCGAAAGCCCGCAGACCGCCAATGCCTTCGCTCGCGCCAATACCTATGCTCGCGCTCGCTCGAACCGCATCGAGAATGTTGTCTCGATGATCCTCGGCAACAATCAGGACAAGGCGCCGCAGACGGCCTTCGAGGCGTTGCAAAGGCTTGCCAACGACAAGGGCGGCGATCCGATCAAGCTCGCCCGCGCTCTTCGCTCCATGCCGGAAGAAGAGGCCAACAGCGTTCGGGCAACGATCTTCGACGATCTGGGGCAGGCATCGGCAGGGCATCAGAACGACAAGGGCGATGTGTTCAGTCCGGCCACATTCGTGACCAACTGGAACAAAATCAGTGACCGCGCGAAGAACGTCCTCTTCACCGGGGAACACCGGAAGGCGATCGATGACCTAGCCCTCGTGTTTTCGGGCATGAAATCATCGACCAAGTTCGCCAACAACTCCAAGACCGGCCTTTATGTCGCCGGAGCGCATACCTTGGCAGTTTCTCTGGCTAATCCAGTTCTGGGCGCATTGGACGCGGGTCTCCAATATGGTGGCGGGAAGCTGCTCGCCTCTCCAGCTTTCGCCCGGAAGGTCGCCGCGACACCCAAGACCATTATGGGGGCAAAGGCTTTCTGGTCGCGCCCGTGGGTCGATGCGATGGCCTCTAAGAACCCCGCGATTGCCGGTGAGATCAAGGCGTTCCAGGCCGCGTTCCTATCGCACGCCAACGACAACAGCATGGTAACGGCGGCGTCAGCCAATCCCGACCAGCAAGATCAGCAACAGTAGGGCGAAGCCGGTCAGTCGCGCGCCTCTCGTCGGGGCGAAATAATAGACCAGCCACACGAGCGACAGGAATACGGCCCAGCTCACGCGGGCACTGTAGCACTCGAAATGTCCAAACGCGCGTAAAATCGGGTTTTCGTATCCTTGCCGAGTGACCCGGCTTGCGAACCCCCTTCCTATTTGGCTCGACGGTCGCGGGGCGCTGCTCGACGCGGGCTACGTCTATATTGGCACGGTCAATACCGATCCTGAGATCGTCGGCAACCAACTGGCGCTGTTCTGGGACGCGGCGATGACGGATGCGGCAGATCAGCCGCTGCGGACGCTCGGTGGGGTTATCACCAACGGCTCAAACCCCGCCAACGTGTGGTTCGCGGAAACTGACTACTCGGTGACGATCCGCGATGCCGACAGCAACCTCGTCGATTACATCGCTTCTTCGACGCAGACCGGCTCGGATTCTTATCAACCGCTCGACGCCGACCTGACGACCATCTCTGGACAGACGAATGCGGCGTTCGGTCTGGGCCTGCTCGAACTGACCGACGAAGCCGACCTTCAGGCCGCAGCCGGGATCGGGACGGCAGGCCTTCTCAACAAGGCAACCGCAGCTCAATTCCGCAACAACACCGCCGACAAGGTTTTGACCGCCGACAACGTGTGGGGAGCAGCGGCCTATGTCGCTTTGACCCCCGGAACCAACGTCGCGCTCGACCTGTCACTGGGGATCAACTTCACCCTCGCGATGGGCGGCAATTACACGCTCACCAACCCGACCAACGCCAAGGAAGGGCAATCGGGAAATATCCTGATTACCCAGGATGCCACCGGATCACGGACGCTCGCTTATGGCACTTCATACAAGCCCGTCGGCGGTTCGGCTCCGGCGCTCTCGATGACCGCCAATGCGCGGGACTGCCTGTTCTACGAGGTGCTTCCGGGTGGGGCGGTCCTCATCTCTCTCGCAAAGAACATTCCGGCATGATTCCGGGCATCCTCACCTTTCCCTGTTTCGCCTCGGCGCAAGGGCTCACCGCCGCTGCCTCGCCGTCATACTTGAGCGCCACCGCCACCCCCGGTGGCACAGGCACGGCCACGACAACCGGGACTACCGTCGCCGTATCGGGCGGAACACCCCCCTATACGCATAGCTGGGCGAGTTCCCTGGGGTCAGGGATCACCATCAACTCACCCACTTCCGCGACGACCAAGTTCCATGAAGCACTAACTCTCGGTCAGACCGACCAGGACACCTTCATCGACACCGTGACTGATGCAAACGGGGTCGTCGCTCACGCCTCATGCGATGTTTTCCTCATGCGGGCTGACTACTGATGGCTGCCACCGAACACGGCGATCAGATCAAGGACGAGTTCGACCGTCCGGTCTCCGGCGCGCAGATTTATGTCTATGACATCAGCGGCAACAAACTTGCGCTGACCTCTGACGGCTCGACCCAGCTCGATCAACCGGTCATCTCAGATGCTTTTGGCACCTATACCTACTGGGCTGACGCTCCTTACCGGGAAGATGTCTGGTACGGCGGAAGGCTCCGCTACAAGAGCGTCATCCAGAACACGCTGAAAGGCGATACCGGTTCTCCAGGCCTAGCCAACAACGCCTTCGACACCCGCTCAGCGATGGCAGCGTATAACCCAGACGGCGGCCTCAACGTTGGCGATAACTTCTTTCTCTCGGAGTCGGGTCGCGAGGGCTGGTTCGTCGTCGTCCTGAAGAGCGCTTACACGGCACAGATCGCAGCTGACACGCAGCAAGGCCTGTTCGTCGCATCTACGAGCGACACTACAAAAGCCTATCGCCGCAATCCCGGCATTTCGACGTGGCATCAGATCACATGGTTCGGGGTGGCGGGCGATGGCAGCGACGAGAGCGCGAAGATCCAGGCAGCGGCCAACACTGTCAACTCGCTCGCTGGTTCCAAGGTGCTGTTCTTCCCCAAGCCGCCCTCATTCTACGGCTGCGGCAGCCCTCTCGATCTTTCCCAAACGACGGGGCTGACTCTAAAAGCCTATGCCAACAGGGTCGAACCGCTCACCGACAGCCCCGCCTGCGCCCTGGTTTACAGCGGCACTGGCTCAGCCTTCATTTTGGCGGGCAAGTCTCATGGTCTGACGCTAGACGGACCAGCCTTCCAGGTCAGCAGCGGCTCCTTCACGGGCGATATCATCACGACCGACAATGATGGCGCTGGTGGTGCTGTTACCTATTCGACCGACATCATAAACTGCTTCATCGGCGGTCGGACATCGACAGCGCGACACGCGCGATCACTGATTAACGCTTCTGGCGCGGTCGAACTGTTCATCGACCGCAACGTCTTCGGTTGGGCCGATCTACAGATTATCGGTCGCCATTCAGGCTCGACCCAGCCTTTCTCGAACGCCGTCACCATTACCCGCAACAGGTTCAACGGCGCCAACAATCACGCGATCAACGTTTTCGCTGCCGAGCAGTGGACGATTGCAAACAACGTGTTCGAGCCGCTGTATGGCGGCACAAGCGCCGGAGCGATTTCAGATCTTCTCGTCGGCGGGAGCAGCCGTGGAAGTCACTATGGCGTCGTCATCCAGAACAACGGCTTCTGGGATGCCACGACCTCCGGCAATTGGATTGATATGTTCGTCCAAGGGACGACAGTCGCTGGAAACTACGGATCGCTCGGCAATGCGGCCACCTTCGCTCATTTCTACGGCGGTGCAGGCCTGAAGCTTTCTGGAAACATCGTTGTTGGCGGTGCTGGCGCGACCTTCATCACCGACACCGATGTCGTCATGACCCAGTTCGACGACGATGGCACCAACGTTGTCGCATCCGGCATTACCTACAACGGGAATCCATCCGGCTTTACTGCGCCCGATCGCGCCCTCCGCGATGTGACTAGCCGCAACCTAACGGCGACCGCTGTTGCCGGGGTTGGAGGCGTCATTCACGCCCGCAAGGCGGTCGGGACAGGCGTTATCGGCGGCGCTCTCCTGTTCGACCGGAACGACGACACGAACTGGCGCGGCGGTGCCGTTTTCAGTTGGTACGACACGGGACTGGCAAAAGAGTGCGCCGCCTTCGCGGTGTCTGACAGCACGACCACTCCTTTGGATTCGTCCAAAATCATGGCGCTTCTTACCGAGGACGGCGATTGGAAGCCGACCCGGAAAATTCTTCAGAACGCCACCATGACCGCCGGAGGCACAACCGGCGCGCAGACGATCAACAAGCCGAGCGGTTCAGTGAACTTCGCGGCGGCGGCAACGTCGCTGGTTGTGACCAACAGCCTGGTTTCCACTTCGTCGATCATCCTCTGCACCGTCCAGACGAACGACAGCACCATGAAGTCGGTTCAGGCGGTGGCGGGATCGGGGTCGTTCACGCTTTACGCCAATGCAGCGGCGACAGCCGAGACCAAAGTCTCCTTCATGGTCGTCAACTGATGCTTGCGCTGCTCTTCATTCTCTCGGCGGCTGACATTGCCACAACCGTGATCGGCCTCAACCGGGGGCTTACGGAGCTAAACCCGATCGCTCGCAAGCTGTTCGGAGTGTTCGGGACGCTGCCCGCCGCGATCGGCCTTAAGCTTATCGGCTTGGCGCTCTTTGCATACCTCCTTCATCGTCATCCCGCGCTGTGGCCGGTTGCCGGAATCTATTGCCTGCTCTTGGCCGGGGTAGTGCTGAACAACGTCCTCGAACTGAGGGACGCGCCGTGATCCACGACCTCTCCGACGCAACGAAACATGGGCTCGATCTGGCGGCTTTGGCGGGAGTTGTTGTGGCTGGCGTAACTCTCGCGAATGCGGCGCTGTTCATGTCGTTCCTTGCCGCGCTCTGCTCGGTCATCTGGTTCGGCGTCAGGATCTTCGACCGGATCAAATACGGCCCCGGCATCAATGACTAAGCGCCGCCACCTCGACCCCGAGACGCTGCGGCCAGCTCTTCGGGA